GTTCGCTCATTTTCATAATAAATCTCCCGTAAATGCGTCTGTTTCTTCCCAGTTATTGTCGAAATATTTTTGCGTAGACGGAAAAAGAAACTTAAAATCTTTTGGAATCCCGTTCTTAAAGTAACGCTCAATGTAGTCGTCGCATATCGGGTCACCGTTGCCGGTTAGGTCATCTAAACCCCACTCGATATACTGAAAAAACTCAGGGTAATCGTTGATCAATGTTTCGCTGGCGACTCTTAATGCTCGCCTTCTGGCCCTGAGATCTTCAGCCGAGTTACTTGCGGTTGGGATGAGGGATTGCACCGGGATGAGCGCAATGTAATGGCACCATAGTGGATACCAAAGATCTTCTGTTTCGTCGTGATCTTCGTTAAAAAAAGCTTCTTGTACATCGATTTGTGTCATTGAGTTAACCTTTAATGTTTGCTGGAACGTAGATCGTATCATTAAAAAATAATAAAAGAAACCCTTTCGTTTGATCAGGGGATCAGTTATTGTTCACCAACTGGAGGAAATTATTATGATTAAAACAATGGATATTCACGAATATTTTGAAGTCTTCAACTCCAACTCAAGGAGGTTGAGTGAGCAGATTGGATTGGATTATCAAGTGTTGCGCCGAAGGATTAGGCATCCTGACAGCAAGATTTCCGTAATCTTAGATGAGCAATTAAAGCCCTTTAGGTTGACGATTGAATACTATGAGGTTATTGAACGTGCATAAAAAAGCCCCGGTGAGGGGGCTTCGTTATGCCCGAAAGGGGATGGGCAGGGCGTTATCCAGCAAGGTTAACGGTGTTCATTCTAGTCTACTGGCGTTCCCAAAGCAAGTAACAAGAGTGAGGGCGTGATGTCGAAAAGTAGTCCGTATTTCCCGTTCTATCCGACAGACTGGTTGGATAGCCATCAGATTTTTAATTACACCCTTGAACAAGAGGGCGCCTACATTCGGTTGCTTGCGGCTGCTTGGAAGATGGGCGGCAGCATACCAGATAATGATCGCTGGATCTGCAATGTTTTGAGGTGCAAGCCAGCCCAGTGGAAGAGAATAAAAGCAGTCTTGTTTGCTGAAGATGGTGCCTTTTACCTTGAAAATGATCAGTGGTTGAACCAGCGTTTGAGCGAAGAACTGAAACTTTTTAGAGAAAAATCTCAAAAAAATGTTGAGAACGCGAACAAACGGTGGAACGCCACAGAGCAATCTGTACCTAAAAAACCTAATAAAATCAAGGATACCATCAATGCAGTCGCATTGCAGTCGGAATGCTATACAGATACAGATACAGATACAGATACAGATAAAGAAAAAGTAAACCAAAAAGAAATTACTTCGCGCATAAATGCGCTCGGGGTCGAAAGGGAGCTTTGGAATGAATTTTTAGGAACAAGAAAAAAGTTAAAGGCGAACAATTCGATCAGAGGTGTCAACACTCTGTTGAACCGCATCGAAAAGTTTGTTACCAAAGGTCAGTCCGCAACAGCCATGATCGAAGAGGCTAATGCTCAGGGCTGGAAAACTGTCTACGAAGAAAGGGAAGAAAAGCATGTACAACCAACAGCAAGGCAACTACTCAACGACTACTCGTGGGCAGATGGACTCATCACTGAACAGGATAAACAAAGTGTTCGCGATGCTCCGTCTTACCTACCCAACTTTTCTAAAGAACGAGGCAGAGACTGAGACCAAGAGACTTTGGTTTAGTCACCTTGAAAGCTTCTCTGAGGACAAGATCGACGCTGCGCTCAAGATGATGCCAAATGAGTTTCCGAAATTCCCACCAACCATTGGTGAATTCAAGAAGTTGATCAGGGAGCAGCTTACCGAGACAAACATCCGGCATGGCTTGGCGATATGCTCAACTTGTAGGTCAACCAGTGTCTCTCGCCGTCATCAAGATATGTGCATCGAGAAGACCATTGAGCCAGAGCGATTCCGTCGTGTTGACCCAGACGAGATCCGAGCGCAACTGAAGGAGTTTCTGCATGGACGATAGACACGAAGAAATGCGTCAACAGGTTATCGAATTCAATCGGGAGCACCCAGAGATTTGGAGATATTTCTGCTGGTTTACTTTCGGACTGATCCACAAAGGTTTTGCGAACTACTCAGTCAACGCCATCTTTGAGCGGATCCGATGGGAGATCGACGCTGGTGGTAATGGGGTAACGAAATTTAAGCTGAACAACAACTACCGGGCATTCTACGCCCGGGCGTTTATGCGGAAGTACCCGGAGCACGATGGTTTCTTTCGTACCCGGGAGCAGACCAGCCGGGATCTGGCCCCAGTAAAGCTGCCAGAACTGATGCCGTCGTACTTTCATTGAGG